TATCTCAACAAGACGTTCAAGACCGAAGACTTCGACTATGTGATTGCTTGTGATACAGACTCTGTCTACATCAAGGCCGAACGCTTCCTCGAGCTGTCTGGCAAGGAGATGACACCCGACCAGAGCGTCCAGTATCTTGATAAGGTCTGCACACAGGTCCTGGAACCGTTCATCGATAAGAAGTACGAAGAGCTGTGCCGCTACGTCAATGGTTATGACCAGAAGATGAAGATGAAGCGTGAGTGTATCGCTGACAAGGCTATCTGGACTGCCAAGAAGCGCTACATCCTCAACGTGTACAACCAAGAGGGTGTCCAGTACGATAAGCCTAAGCTCAAGATGCAGGGCATCGAAGCTATCCGCACTTCGACTCCGATGGTCTGTCGTGATGGTATTAGGGACACGCTCTCTGTGATCATGAACGCGAGCGAAGATGAGATGCAGAAGTTCATCATGGACTTCCACACGAAGTTTATGAACCTGCCGTTCGAAGCGATCGCATCACCTCGTTCTGTGTCCGAGCTTGATAAATATGTTGATAGAGGCATGATCTATAAGAAGGGCACTCCGATCAACGTCAAGGGTGCTCTTGTATACAACGATCTGCTCAAGAAGCATAAGTTGACCAAGAAGTATGAGGCTATCGGAGAAGGTCAGAAGATCAAGTACTCCTACCTCAAGCTCCCTAACCCTATTCAATGTAACGTGATCGCTACACCTGGAACACTTCCACCTGAGTTTGGTTTGGACAAGTACATTGATAGGCAGCTGCAGTTTGAGAAGTCGTATCTTGAACCGATTAAGACTATCTGCAATGCCATCGACTGGAAGACAGAAAAGACATACACACTAGAGGATCTTTGGAACTAATGGGTAAGACAATGGAACTAGACGAGAGCTTTGACTTTGGCTTCTCGATCGTCGACGAACAAGAGCTTGATGTACTTCAAGAGGCTGAGGAGAAGCTAACAGTAGTGTCAGGTAATGCTGATGCACTAGAAGAGCGTCTCAACAAGCTATACAACATGGTGATGCCACTTCTAAACAATCTGGCAAAGAACCCTGATAAGAACTACATCTTCTGGCCGAACAGGCTCGCGAAGATTGAACAATTCCGTGATGCACTCGATAAAGTGTATCAAGGTAGTTGACCTTTAAAGTAAATCGTTGTATAAGAAGGATTCATGCGAAGGAGTTACTATGTCCCTAATTGATAAACTAAAGAAGAATTCCACATCCAAGTATACGGCTGTGCTATCTGACTCTAAGTTCTTCTCCGAGAAGGATATGATTCAGACCAAGGTGCCGATCATCAACGTAGCGCTGTCAGGTAAGCTCGATGGTGGCTTCACCCCTGGCCTGACGATGTTTGCTGGCCCTTCGAAGCACTTCAAGACTGCGTTCTCACTGCTGATGGCGAAGTCATATCTCGACAAGTATCCAGAGGCTGTCCTCCTGTTCTACGATTCAGAGTTTGGTACGCCGCAGGCCTACTTCAACTCGTTTGGTATCGATACGACTCGTGTCCTTCACACTCCTATCACTGACGTCGAGCAGCTCAAGTTTGACATCATGGCCCAGCTCGAGAACATCGAGCGCAACGAGCGTGTGATCATTGTCGTTGACTCGATCGGTAACCTAGCTTCCAAGAAGGAAGTGGAAGACACTCTCAACGAGAAGTCGGTTGCTGATATGTCTCGTGCTAAGCAGCTCAAGTCGCTGTTCCGTATGGTTACTCCACACCTCACACTGAAGAACCTGCCTATGGTTGTAGTGAACCATACATATAAGGAAATTGGAATGTTTCCTAAGGACATTGTTGGTGGTGGTACTGGATCGTACTACTCGGCCGACAATATCTTCATCATCGGTCGTCAGCAAGAGAAGGATGGTGGTGAGGTTGCAGGTTACAACTTTATCATCAACGTAGAGAAGTCGCGTCATGTCAGAGAAAAGTCAAAGATCCCTGTTACGGTTCTTCATGAGGGAGGCATTTCGAGGTGGTCAGGCCTGGTTGACTTGGCCCTTAGTAGTGGTCATGTTATCAAGCCTTCCAATGGTTGGTATCAACGAGTGGACATGTCTACAGGAGAGATTGAAGACAAAAAGTGGAGACTCAAAGACACCGAGTCCAAAGACTTCTGGCTGCCAGTTCTCTCCGACAGCAAGTTTAGTGACTATGTTGAGAAAAAATACAGAGTAGCGTATGGTGACATTCTTGCCGAAGAGGATTCGGTGGATGATGTTTACGACTCTGTAGGTGATGAATGAATACTGAACAAGTAATTCTTTCGAGTCTGATCTCGAATGAGCAATACGGGAGGAAGGTCATACCCTTCCTCTCACACGAATACTTCCACAGCAAGTCTGATCAGGTTGTCTACAAGCTGATCGAGGAGTATGTTGGTAAGTATAATGCGTTTCCTACCAAGGAAGCGCTGGCGATCGACCTTGCCAATAAGCAGATCAATCAGGAGCAGTTTGAGCAGTGCAAGTCTGTCATTGAGCAGATCACTGCGCCTACTACTCTCGATAAGTCTGTTGAGTGGCTGGTCGATACGACAGAGAAGTTCTGCCAGGATAAAGCTATATACAATGCTATCATGGAATCGATCTCGATTCTAGATGATAAGAGTGAAAAGAAGCTGACTAAGGGAGCGATCCCTAAGATCCTGCAGGACGCTCTGTCGGTGTCGTTTGACCAGACGATTGGTCACGACTTCATTGAAGATGCAGAGGCTCGCTACGAATACTATCACCGTAAGGAGCAGCGTCTCAAGTTTGATCTTGACTACTTCAACAAGATCACTCAGGGCGGTATGCCTAACAAGACTCTAAACATTGCTCTCGCTGGCACAGGTGTTGGTAAGTCGATGTTCATGTGTAGCTGTGCTGCAGCTAACCTCAAGGACCACAAGAACGTTCTCTACATTACACTAGAGCTTGCAGAAGAGCGTGTTGCGGAACGTATCGATGCTAACCTGCTCGACTGTCCTATCCAGGATCTCGCTGCTCTCCCTCGTAATGTCTATGAGTCGAGAATGGCTAAGATCCGTGAGCAGTCTAAGGGTAAGCTGATCATCAAGGAGTATCCAACTGCTTCTGCCGGATCTGCTAACTTCCGTCACCTGCTCAACGAGCTCAAGATCAAGAAGAACTTTGTTCCTGATGTCATCTACATTGACTATCTGAACATCTGCACGTCTTCTCGCATCAAGGCTGGATCGAACATCAACTCATACACCTACATCAAGGCGATTGCAGAAGAGCTGCGTGGTCTGGCTGTTGAGTTCAATGTTCCTATCATGTCTGCCACACAGACCACTCGCTCAGGGTATTCTAACTCTGACGTAGGTCTTGAAGATACTTCGGAGTCGTTTGGCCTTCCAGCGACTGCTGACTTTATGTTTGCTTTGATCTCCACAGAAGAACTGGCTCAGATGGGCCAGATCATGGTCAAGCAGCTCAAGAATCGTTACTCTGATCCAGATCGGTATAAGAGGTTCGTCATCGGCGTTGATAAGTCGAAGATGCGTCTGTTCGATGTGGATGGAGCTACCGATGATCTTGTAGACGATACACCTGTCATGGATAAGACTATGATTGGTCAACGTATGCAGGAAGAACGCAGTAAGATCTTTGAAGGGTTTAAGTGATGGAAGAACCAACTGGTTGGGTAGCCAAAGAGATGCCCGACAACCTAGTATTCAAACTACCAGAGAAGTCTGAGTGGAAAGTGTGGCTGATGGGTGACTATAACAAGGGTCAGTATGGCGCTATCGTTTATCAACCTAACAAGGGCCAGGAACCTAACTGGTTCCATCGTAAGATGCAAGAGCTTTGTTTTGGATTTCAGTGGAGGAAGACAAATGGTTAAGTATAAAGTGCAGCCTACCGGCAAACTCGCCCCAACCCCTTCTGTCACCCAGCCAGGTGCAGTATCAGGGTATGTTCATGCTACCTACGAGGTCGTGGAGACTGAAACCAATCAGGTGATAAAGACAGACCTGACAAAGAATGAAGCTAAGAGTATGTGCCGCCATCTGAACTTTGGCGGTGGGTTCGATGGTTTCACACCAGGATTTTTTTTAAACATTCCCGGGAAATTACATTTCGAGGAAGATTATTTTTATAAATAA